CGCTTTTGGATGGTACCTATCAACAAAGAGAGATGGACTTCCAGATGAAACAAGAATGTTCAGATAGATTTCTGATTATTCTATTTCTTCTTGGGTTCTTCTTTATGACTATTGCTAGTATCTTCGGCTGGCTTAGATACGGACCTACTCTCTTCTTTAACAATAAAGTCATTAGCCTTTTTTGTTAGTTCATCATGCTCCATCTTACGGAGTTGAAGAACTATATTCACTTTTTGATTTAATCTAATTAGATCATTATCCAACATTCTGATACGATCAATGAGAGCAATCAAAACTGTATTAGCATTCTTTAGAACTGGTTTAACTTCTTTAGTTGCCCATACCCAAACGAAATAAATCATATAAGACATACCAACTGCTGCAACAATTGGAAATCCATATTTTGAGATAAGTTCTGCTACGTTACCGCCCATTTTATTCCTCTAGTATAAATGCTACAGTACCATCTTTTAGTTTAGTCGCTCTGTATAAACCGTTTTCTTTTAATGGAACTTTCTTCTGAAGTTTAGGAAAGCCATTGTGATCTTTTCTTCTTTTATTAGTTCTAAAAACAAGTTCACTATCAAGCACAAGTCTATCTTTTGTCATGAAAAAATTATAACCAAGATATTGCATTAATCTCTCCGAGCATCATTTTTGCCGTCAGCTCTTGCTAATCTATCAACGTCTGGCTTAACGCCCATTGCATTTGATACTAGAGTATCGATACGAATAACATCATGATTCATTGTACGAACACGATTATCTAGTGCTGTAATGATTCCAGATAATCCTTGAATTGAACTCATAACACCTGCTAAAATAAATTTCATTGTAAGAAAAATAAAATAACCACCAGCCATTGCAGCTGCGATTGGAAATCCAACGTCTGAAATTAATTTAAATGCATCGTTCATTTCTTATCTTTCTTTTCGTAATAGTTCTTCATGGCCTGAATTGTAGCATTCTGCTGTTTAATATATCGTCTTAGTTCTGCTACATTGACACTAAGATTTTGATAACCATCTGGTGTTAGCCCAATAATTGTTGGATTTACTTTTAATTTCTTATCTGCATTAGCAGCTGTAATAACAACCCACTTCAATGGATATTGTTCAACTACTCTATTATCAGGTACAACAAAGTTTGGTCTATCAAGAATTTCTGTTTTAGTTAAAATCTTTGGACCCGTTGCTGTGCAAGCAGATACAGAAAATGCTAGTAATGATGCAATTAATACTTTATTCATTTCTTTAGTTCCTTAATCAAATCAGGGCAAATATTATTTTTAACTTTGCCTTTCTTTTCATCTTCGGTCAATTCAGCACCAGAAACCAACTCATTGCATCTAAGTGCGCTCTGAGTGCCTCTATTAATTTTTCTTTCAACTAAATCTGGTTTTTCTGCAGCTGCTTTAGAAAAATCACTAAACTTCTTTTTTAAGTCTGTTACTTGTTTTTCTGCAATTGCTTTTTCTTGCTCTAATTTCTTTGTTTCAGCTGCCATTCTTTTAACATCTTCTTGAATAGCAGCCATAGCCTTCTCTTTGCTGGCTATAACTTCTTGCTGTTTAACTTGAACTTCTGCAGCTAACTGTAGCTCTGCTTTAAGTGATTTGATGTAGAGATAACCGCCTGAAATGACGGAAAGAATAATAGCACCTATAGCTATCTTTGTACCCAGCCCAAACATGAAAATCTCCAAAAAATTTTGTAGAAATGCTCTTGATTTTCACATTGGCATTATATATATTAGTGGTGGTTGCCGAAAGGAACCACTTTTATTTATAAACCTTGCTTGTTTAAGGAGGACATAAAATGTCAAATACACTACCATTTTTCACTGATATTGCTAAGTTTGATAAGTTTTTTGTAGGTGCCGATTCAATGATGAAGTCACTTGCAAAAGCACATGACACAATCTCACAAACAATTCCTGGTTATCCACCATATAATATTGCCAAAACTGATGAAAACAAGTATGTTATTGAATTGGCAGTTGCTGGATTCGGAAAGCATAACCTTGACATTGAAATGGCCGATGGCACCCTTACCATTAAGGGTGGCGTAGCTGTTGATGGTGTGCTTGCAGAAGATACAAATCTAATGCAATATGTTTACAAGGGAATTGCAGATCGTGCGTTTACTCGTAAGTTTGCAGTATCAGATACAGTTGAAGTTAAGAATGCTGAACTTGTAAACGGTATGCTAAAGATTTGGCTTGAGAATATCATTCCAGATCATAAGAAGCCAAAAAAGGTTGATATTGACTGATGAAAAATCCATTCATATTCATTTATAACTATGTGAACGATTGCATCAGAATTCAGAAAACAATTAAAGAATTATCTCAGCTGTCTGATAAGGAACTGAAAGACCTTAGAATATGCCGCTGGGATATTCCTAAAATTGCAACTGATTCTGTTGCAAAAAAGTTTGACATGTAGTACAATACAAGAATTGTCTTCACTCTCAATTGGATTATGTAATGAGCAAGTTCTATACAAACGTACACCTTTATCGTAATGAAATTCTGCTTCGTGGGTATGAGAACGGTGAGAGAGTGAAGACAACTATTCCTTACAAGCCATATATATTTGTGTCATCCCGTAAGGGCGATTCGATGTTTCGTACATTGAATGGAAAGCAAGTTGATAAGATTGATTTTGATAGTGTTAGAGAAGCACGTGACTATATCAATAAGTATAAAGATGTTGATGGATTTGATATATATGGCCTTACTAATTTTGTTTATACTTTTATCAATGATACTTATACGGGCGAGATAGATTACGATCCACGTTTAGTATCTGTCGTTAATATAGATATCGAGGTCGCAGCAGACCAAGGGTTTCCAAGCATTCAGTATGCTGACAAGCCTATCACTGCTATTACGATGAAGAAGAACGATAAGTATTTTGTTCTTGGTTGTGGTGATTTTAAATCTGAAGACCCAAATGTTCTTTATCTAAAATGTAAGGATGAAGAACAGCTTCTTATTAAATTCTTAGATGTTTGGAGTTCCAAGTGGTTCTCTCCTGATATTGTAACGGGATGGAATGTAGAGTTCTTCGATATACCATATATCATCAATAGGATTAAACGTATACTAAGTGAAGCCATGGCTCGCAAAATGTCACCATGGAATGTCTTGGAAGAGAAAACCATTGTTCTCAACGGCAATAACAATCAAGCATATCTTCCAGTAGGTATAACTATCTTGGATTATATGCAGCTATATCGTAAGTTCAGTTTTGTTATGCAAGAGTCGTACAGATTAGACCACATCGCTCACATTGAATTGGGAGAACGTAAGTTAAATTATTCCGAATTCGAATCGTTGTTTGATTTGTACAAAAACGACTATCAAAAGTTCATTGAATATAACATCAAAGACGTTGAACTTGTGGACCGTTTGGATCAGAAGCTAAAGCTGATTGAACAAGTATATGCTCTTGCATATGATGGTAAGGTAAACTACAGTGATACATTCACATCTGTTAGGATGTGGGATGTTATTATTCATAACTATTTGCTGAACCAAAGAATTGTTGTTCCACAGATGAAGGTTGGTCGTAAAGATAACCAAATCATTGGTGCTTTCGTTAAAGACCCACAAGTCGGAGAACATAAGTGGGTTGTGTCATTTGATCTCAATTCTCTTTATCCACATCTCATTATGCAGTACAATGTTTCTCCTGAAACATATGCTGGTCATATATCTAACATGGTAGAAGGCGAATCTGGTCTTGAGAAAATATTGAATGGTTTTCTCAATAGAGAAGATATGCGTGCTAAGATGCAAGATAATAACTTAACATGTGCAGCATCTGGTTGTTTATTTGATAGAGACTATCAGGGGTTTCTTCCAAAGCTAATGGAGAAAATGTATAATGATCGTGTCGTTTATAAAGATAGAATGATTGAAGCTAAGAAGAGGCAAGAAGTAGAACCTTCTGATGATAATATAAAAGCTATTGCTCAAAATCATAACATGCAGCTTGCAAAAAAGATTCAGTTGAATAGTGCTTATGGTGCATTGTCTAATGAATATTTTCGTTGGTATGATGATAAGTTAGCTGAATCAATTACACTATCTGGTCAGTTAGCGATCAAATGGATCGAAAGAGATATGAATACGTATCTCAATAAAATATTTAAAACAGAGGATATCGATTATGTCTTGGCGTGTGATACGGATTCTATGTATATTACACTTGAGTCGTTGGTCGATCAAGTTGGCATTGACAAATCAGATACAGATGCAATCGTCAAGTTTTTGGACAAAGTGTGTGAAAGGAAGTTTGAGCCGTTTATTGATGCTAGTTACGAACGGCTTGGCGAATATGTTAATGCTTATGCACAAAAAATGAAGATGAAGCGTGAAGCAATTGCAGACAAAGGAATATGGACTGCAAAGAAAAGATACATTCTAAATGTTTATAATAATGAGGGTGTTCAGTATGCTGAACCAAAATTGAAGATGATGGGCATTGAAGCAGTTCGTTCTTCAACGCCAGCTGCTTGTCGTGATCTAATTAAGAAAGCACTTTCTATTATTATGAACAATACACAAGATGATTTGATAAAATTCATCAGTAAAGAAAGAACTATTTTTTCAACTCTTCCTTTTGAAGATGTTGCTTTCCCTCGTGGCTGTAAGTTATATAAAACTAACGGTAACAACAAAATGCTATATACTTTATCAGATAAGGGACTGCCAATTCATGTTCGAGGAGCACTTCTTTATAACGAAATGCTGGAGAAAAATAAATTGCAAACAAGGTATCAGCCAATTCAGAATGGAGAT